TGTAAGGAGATATTTTAATATGGAAAAACTTGAAGAATTACTTGCTATGTGGGCTAAAGATGCTGAGATTGATCGCACTGAGCCAGGCAAAGCATTAATTGATATACCCAAATTACACAGCAAGTATTTGCAGATACTTTCTAAGCATCGCTTACTCATTAAAGATGCTGAGTTCAAGTATAACAAAATGAAAAAGTTAAAGTGGGAATACTACACTGGTAAGTTAGATGATGATGAGTTGAAGAAAAGAGGATGGGAACCATTTCCATATATCATCAAATCCGAATTGTCTACATATTTGGAGAGTGATGAAGACTTAAACAAGTATACTGCATCTATCATTATCAACAAAGAGATTGTGGATGTATGTGAAGCTATATTAAAAGAATTAAACTCTCGCACATTTCAGTTGAGAGATTTTATTGCATGGGAAAGATTTATCCAGGGTGTCTGATTTAATATTACATCATTTAGACGAAGCGTTTATAAAATTTGAGTGTGACAAAGGTCTAGCACAAGAACTCTCAGATTACTTTACCTTTTATGTACCAGGTTATCAATTTACTCCTGCATTCAAATCGAGAATGTGGGATGGTAAGATACGTTTGGCTGACCTTAGATCATTTACCATTTATCGTGGTCTTGTTCCATATATTGAACGCTTCTGTAAAGAACGTGAATACTCACTAGAAGTAGATACAGAATTACAAACAACAGAAAACTTTTCTCTTGTTGAAGCAGTTGAATTTATTAAAACTCTTGGCATACCTTTAGAAGTTCGTGACTATCAGTTACAATCTTTTGTACATGCAGTTAGAAACAAAAGGATTCTATTACTTTCTCCAACGGCTTCAGGCAAATCTCTAATCATCTACCTTATTGTACGTTATCTACAAGAAGCTGGATATGAAAGGGGTCTTCTTGTTGTACCAACTACATCTCTTGTTGAACAGATGTTTGCAGATTTCGCATCTTATGGTTATGAATCAGATGAATACTGCCATCGTCAATATGCAGGTAAAGATAAACACACAGATAAATTTTTAACAATCACAACATGGCAATCTATCTACAAAAACGAGAAAGATTACTTTGAACAATTTGATTTTGTGATTGGTGATGAGGCACATCAATTTAAAGCCAAGTCTCTCACAACTATTATGACAGGTTTAAATGGTGCCAAGTATCGTATAGGTTGTACGGGTACTCTTGATGGTACGCAGACACACAAACTAGTATTAGAAGGTCTATTTGGTCCAGTATACAAGGTTGTCACAACTAAAGAACTAATTGATAACAAACACCTTGCAAGTTTTAAAATTAAATGTCTGATTCTAAAATATCCAGATCACATCTGTAAGATGGCCAAAGATTGGGATTACAATGGTGAAATGGATTATATTGTACAGAACAAGGCAAGAAATGAATTCATTAAGAATCTTGCACTCTCATTAGAAGGTAACTCTCTCATACTGTTTCAGTTTGTAGAGAAACATGGTAAAGAACTACATTCTATCATACAAGAAGCTGCAAAAAAACGTCATGTGTTTTTTGTCTTTGGTGGTACAGATGTTGAGATTAGAGAATCAGTAAGGTCGATTACTGAGAAAGAAAAAGATGCCATCATCATTGCTTCATATGGTACCTTCTCAACTGGCGTTAATATAAAGAACCTACATAATATTATATTTGCTTCGCCTTCTAAATCTAGAGTTCGTAATCTCCAGTCTATTGGTCGTGGTCTTAGAGTTGGAGATAACAAGACAGAAGCTACATTATTTGATATTGCAGATGACTTTAGAACAGGCAAATTTACCAATTATACATTGAAACATTTTGTTGAACGTGTTAAAATCTATGATGAAGAAAAGTTTAATTATAAATTCTATAACATAGAGATCAAAAATGCTTGAACAAATAAAATTAGTTAGACTGCAAAGTGGTGAAGATATTATTGCAGTTTATATAGAAGATCCAGAGAGTGAGATGGTACAGTTAATTAATCCTATGACTGTCTTCTTTAAGAAACTCGCTTCTGGTAATTCTCTACTAATGGTCTCTCCTTGGCTTCCAGTTGAAATAGTAGAAAATGATTCTGCAACAATCTACACGTCTGACATTCTTACTGTTGTAGATCCAAAACAGAATGTGATTGACTACTATTACAAAACATTACTTGAATTACAGAAGTACAAAGAAGAAGAACAATCTTCTGAAAGTATTCTTGATTGGGGTGATGAAGATGAAGATGAAGAATCTCTGAGTGAAGAAGAAATTAAGGAAGCTTTAGAAGAACTCAAGACTAATAAAAGGTTGTTACATTAATTTTCAAACGGCAACACCGAGAATATACATGTTGTCAAGTGCTAAAAGAGGCAAATATTATGGCTACAAAATCAAATCACTATATCAATAACGCAGACTTTCTAGAGGCCCTCATCGCCTATCAGAAAGATTGTAAACAGGCAAAAAAAGAAAAGAAAGAAGACCCACCGATTCCAAATTACATTGGTGAATGTTTTCTGAAGATTGCTGATCACCTTTCTCGCAAACCAAACTTCATCTCGTATTCTTTCCGTGATGAGATGATTGCAGACGGCATCGAAAACTGCCTGATGTATTTCAGAAACTTTGATCCGGCAAAAAGTAAAAATCCATTTGCTTATTTTACTCAGATCATATATTATGCATTCTTACGTAGAATTATGCGTGAAAAGAAACAACTGTATGTTAAGTACAAAGCTACTGAACAGTTTGGTCTCCTTGATGAAGGTGAACTTTATGAAGACGAAACTGGTAACGTAAGACAGTTTGAACTATATGATAACATTTCTGAATTTATTCACAATTTTGAAGAAAACAAAAAGAAAAAGAAAACTAAATCAAAAGGTGTGGAGAAGTTCGTAGAGGAAGAATAATTGAAGATTGTAATTCTTGGTGATACACACTTTGGTGCTCGTGGTGATTCGTTAGATTTCCACAAACACTTTGAAAAATTTTATGATGAGGTATTTTTTCCTTATCTAAAAGCAAATGATATTGAAGTAATCTTTCAGATGGGCGATCTCTTTGATCGCCGTAAGTTTATTAATTTTAATACACTACATCTGTGCCGACAATACTTTTTTGATCGTTGCCAAATATTAGGCATTAAAGTACACACACTACTTGGTAACCACGATGTGGCTTTCAAGAACACACTTGAGGTAAATTCAACTGGATTATTGTTGAATGAATATGAAAACATTGAATACTACGATGACTTTGATACAGTAGAATTTGATGGCGTAAAGATTGATGTTGTGCCTTGGTTGTGCGATAGTAATGAAAAAGAAATCTTACAGAAGATGAAGTCTTCTACCGCACAGATTTGTTTTGGTCACTTTGAGATTGCAGGCTTTGAAATGGACCGAGGCAATGTATGTGATCATGGCCTTGACAAGAACACATTAAAGAAGTATGATATCGTGTTGTCTGGTCACTTTCACCACAAATCATCTGACGGCAATATTACCTACGTTGGTACTCCTTATGAGATGACTTGGGCAGATTATAATGACCCAAAAGGCTTTCATATCTTTGATACTGACACTAGAGAGATGGAGTTTGTTCGCAACCCATTTCAAATGTTTAATAAACTCGTATATGATGACGGTGAAACAGACTTTGAATATTGGAAGGCATATGATTTCGCAAGTCTGAAAAATACATATGTAAAAGTGGTTGTGTTGAACAAACAGAATCCTTATTTGTTTGACCACGTATTAGACAACTTATACAAGACTGGCATCTGTGACATCAGTATCGTTGAAGACTTCACAGATATTTTAATTGATACTGACCAAGAAATTATTGACCAGGCTGAAGACACTATGACCATCTTGTCTAAGTATATTGATAATCTTGCACTTGATGTTGAACCTGAAAAATTAAAAACTGTTATGCGTGAACTATATGTTGAGGCATTGAATACTGAAATCGCAGAATGATTCTATTTCGTAATGTACGTTGGAAGAACCTGTTAAGTACAGGCAATCACTTCACTGAAATTAAACTTGACGGCAACACAAACACACTTGTTGTCGGTGAGAACGGATCAGGCAAGTCAACTATGCTTGATGCGTTGTGTTTTGGTTTGTTTGGTAAACCTTTTCGTAACATTAATAAGCCACAACTAGTAAACTCTATCAACAACAAAGAAACTGTTGTTGAGGTTGAGTTTGATACTGGTAACAAATCATATAAGATTGTTCGTGGCATTAAACCAAATGTGTTTCAAATCTTACAGAACGGCGAACTACTTAATCAAGATGCAGCCGCAAGAGACTACCAAGAATTCTTAGAGAAGTTTATTCTCAAGATGAATTATAAATCTTTCACACAGATTGTAATTCTTGGTTCTGCCTCATTCACACCCTTCATGCAATTATCTGCTGCTGACCGGCGTGCTATTATTGAAGACTTGCTCGACATTCAAATCTTCTCTACGATGAATGGCCTGGTGAAAGAAAGATTGTCTACAAATAAAGAAACAATTTCTATAAAGAAACATGAAATTGATTTGTCTCAACAGAAATACGATATGCAGAAGAAACATATCGATGAACTTAAACAAAACAATGAAGATAAGGTGAACGAATATGTTGCGGAGATACAACTGCATAGTGACACAGTGGCCAACTTATTACAAAATGTTGCCGTCTTGGGAACCGAAACGGAACAACTTCAATTGGTGGTTGAATTACAAATTGAAACTGAGGCTAAAGTCAAGAAGATTACAAAACTTGAATCGCAAATTGAAACGAACTTATCCAAACTACGAAAAGATATCAGTTTCTTCCAATCACATGATGATTGTCCAACCTGTAGGCAAGCCATTGCCAGTGAATTTAAAGAAGAAGAGCTTAACACGCTCTCGACCAAAGCCCATAATTGTGAACAAGGACTTTCTGAACTAGAAAAGAAACTTAATGAAGAACAAGAGAAGTTAAATAAAATTAATGCTGCACAAAAGTTAATCAATCAGAAACAAGTTCAAATTGCTACCGCAAATGCAACAATCACTGAAACAAATAAGATGATTGCTCGGTTACAGAAGTTGATTGATGAACTTAAAAACTCAAAGGTAGTGACAGACTTAGAAGAACAACACCTAAAAGAATTAAAGGATTCTCTGTTGTCATTACAAGCAGACTTAAAGCAATTAATAGAAGAAAAAACATATTATGAAGTGGCCTCTAGTTTATTGAAAGATTCAGGTATCAAAACGAAGATTGTCAAACAGTATTTGCCTGTAATCAACAAACTTGTCAATAAGTATTTAGCATCTTTAGATTTCTTTGTAAACTTTAATCTTGATGAATCGTTTAAAGAAACAATCAAATCTCGGCATCGTGATGAGTTTACTTACAATAACTTTTCTGAAGGTGAGAAACAAAGAATTGACATGGCTCTGATGTTAACCTGGCGAGCTATTGCCAAACTGAAGAATTCATTTAATACTAACCTGTTAATTCTAGATGAGACATTTGATTCAAGTTTAGATGCAAATGGTACAGAAGAACTGATGAAGATTCTTCACATGCTGGAAGATGTAAACTTGTTTGTTATCTCTCACAAAGGAGATATTCTGCAAGATAAATTTAGAAACGTGATTCGTTTCCAAAAAGAGAAAAACTTTTCAAGGATTATAAAATGAGTGAAGACCTTTTAGTTATTGATACTGGTTCTTCTTTAATTCAGAAGAAGACGATTGAACCTTTGCCTTTGTATGGTGAAGATTATCCAATGCTCAGAGATGAAATTCCTGAGTACACAGATGTTTTACCTAACCCTATAATGGATGAACTAGTTGAGCGTCTGAAAGTTACCATGAAATCTTATGGTGGCATTGGATTGTCGGCAAATCAATGTGGTGTATTTGAGCGTGTTTTTGTTATTGGTGCTGGCGATTTTCAAATGGTCTGTATTAACCCTAAAGTAATCGAGGCAAGTACAGATATGGTTAAAGACAATGAAGGTTGCCTCTCTTATCCAGGTTTATTTGTTAAGATGCAAAGACCTCGAACCATTCGTGTCGAGTTTCTAGATCAAACAGGTAAGAAACAAGAGATGTCATTAGAAGGTTTAACTGCAAGATGTTTTCTGCATGAACTAGAACACATGGATGGCAAGTCTTTCATTGACAATGTTGGTCCAGTTACGTTACGTTTGGCAAAACAGAAACAACAAAAACGAATTAAAAAATTTCAGAGAATGAGTAAAGCCGCATAATGAGTTACACCTTTGATCCTAAAGATGATGTAGAAACACAATGGCAGAAATGGTTAGATTCTGGTATTGAGTATCAAGACATTAATGTTGATGAACTTAAAGAAAGAACCATTGAAGAACTGACATATGTTTCTCAGATGGATGTTAAAGAGTACACACTATTTCAAAAGTGGTGTGAAGTACAAGAAAAATATCCAACTATCACCGTGAATGATCTTTGGGAAGGTGAGAAGAAAGTATTGGAGGATGACAAACAACGGCGTGCGATTCAAGAGATTAAGGCTAACATCTGGATGCCAAATGATCCTGATGATTACTTGAAACTTGAACCGCAATTGTTGTATACAAATAAAGACAAAGAACTGCCTGAATTGTGGAATACTATTCGTACATTTTCTTCTACAATGAAAAACAATTCTAACATCGGCAGAAATCTTAACTTCATCATTCAAGATAGAGTTACCGAGAAATATCTTGGTGTGATGTGCATTTCATCTGACTTCTTAGATTTGACACCAAGAGATAACTTTATTGGTTGGCCAAGAGACTTGAAGACAACTGGTGGTAAGATTAATCATACTGCCATTGGTTCTACGATTGTTCCTTTGCAACCTCTTGGTTTCAATTATGTTGGTGGTAAACTACTGGCTTTGCTTTGTTTGGCCAGTCCCATTCAAGAACTGTGGGAGAAACTATATGGTGACAAGTTGGTCGGTGTGACAACAACATCTCTGTATGGTAAAACAAAAGCTGGTGGGTTGTCTCAATACGATAATCTGGACCACTGGCAGCCAATGGGTTTCACCAGTGGTTCAGTTTCGTTTGAACCTTTAAAAGAAACACGATATATGATTCGTGAGTGGTTGAAAACAAATTATACTAGACAATACTTTGAATGGTATGTTGCAAAGAAACCGTCTGGTCAACCACATAAACGTGACCATAAGAATCGTTCATTGAATTTTACTTACTCTAAACTCAATATACCAAAAGAATTGATTCGTTCTGAACATGCACGTGGAATTTATTTCTCACCGCTGTATGATAAGACTTGCGAATTCTTACGTGGTGAAGAAGTGGGTGAGATGACAAAACTTTTTGATACGAGTACAGAAGCCTTGACTGATTTATGGAAACAAAAACATGCCAAGCCAAGAATCAAACAATTGGTGAAGAAGAACAAAGTCTCTAACGAATCGTTGTTTTATGATGATCTGATTTACCTTACATGGGAACAGGCAAAAGAAAAATATTTGCCTCAAGTTGGTCGATAAAACCGCTTGACAAAGCCTAAGTAATCAAGTAAGATTTACTTTCATGCGGCAGGTCCGTGACGGTCTACCCCCGTAGATAGTGTGGTTAAACTCCTCACTGCCGCTCCAAATTCCCCTTATAAATCAACAGCTTACCGCTGTTGACTTTCCTCTAGTCTCCGTCTATAATATTAATATATTGATCGAGGAGTTTACTATGTCTGTATACATTAATAATGATTCTTACCTTCAGCAAATGGCCGAAGAAGAAGAAATGCATTTTTATTCTTGCGTGAATGACGTAAAAGCCGCCTTTGATTATCATGGTCTACCTGCCATTTTGCATGAGGTGATGAAAGAACCTAAGTATGCGAAAATGGTTGCCGCTTATTTCAATAACGAAACTGTGAGTGCCGAATAATGTCCTTTAGCGTACAAAGTAAATCACAACTCGCCAAATTGTTGGCGACCGAAAATATCCGTATTGAACACCGCAAACTGCGTACGGCATCATTTGATCCTAAGAATCGTGTTCTGTACTGTCCAATCTGGAAAGACATGTCTAATTACCTATATGACCTACTTCTTGGTCATGAGGTTGGTCATGCTCTCTATACTCCTGCGGATGGTTGGCATGATGCCGCATGTTCAAACGGCAAAAACTTTAAGGCCTTCCTTAATGTCGTAGAAGATGCTCGTATTGAGAAAAAAGTCAAACGCAAATATCCTGGTCTACGTGCTTCGTTTGTTCGTGCATACAAAGACCTGATGGAACAAGATTTCTTTGGTGTTCAAGGTAAGAACCTTGATCGCCTGTCATTCATTAATCGTTTGAATCTTCACACCAAATCAGACTACACTATGCCTGTTGCATTTAATGCTCGTGAAAAAATGTTGCTTGATCGTGTACGTGCAGCTGAAACATGGCAAGATGTCCTTGACATTACTGGTGATATCTGGCAGTATGCAAAAGAAGAAAAAGAAGATGAAGAATTTGAATTTCCTTTTGAAATTCCTGGCATGCCCAATATCGACCAAGAAGGCGAAGATGATTTCTCTGATGAACTAGATGATGGTCCTTCACAAGATGGTGATGATGAAGGTGAATCTGAAGAATCTTCTGATGGTGACGGTGAGATTGAAGATGAAGAAGGCAATAAGACTCAACGATTTAAAGATTCTACCGAAGACCTGTCTGATGGTTCATTCAACGAACCCACATGTGAAACGGATGATATTTTCCGTGAACGTGAATCACAATTGCTCGATGAGAAATCTAAAGATTATGTTTATGTCAAACTACCTAAACCTAATCTTGAAGACATCGTTACGCCAGTAAGCCGTGTGCAAGAACTATTGACCAAACACTTCAAAGCAAATCTTTCAACCAAATATGTTGATGACATTTTTGGTGCGTTTAAAAAACGTAATGAGAAATATATCTCTCTGTTGGCTAAAGAATTTGAAATGCGTAAAGCTGCCGCACGTTATGCTAAAGCACGTGTGACAACTACTGGTGACATTGACATCTCACGTGTTTACAAATATCAGGTTGATGATAACATCTTCCGTAAAGCCATGAAAGTGCCTAACGGCAAATCGCATGGTCTTGTTATGATGTTCGACCGGTCTGGTTCTATGCACCGCAATATGCGTGCTACAATTGAACAGATGTTGGTGTTGGTTCTGTTCTGTCGCAAAGTGAATATTCCTTTTGTCGTTTATGGTTTTGGTAATTCGGGTCATGGTTGGAATGCTGACTATCCAAACAAACAAGATGTGATGCGTAGATCATTTTCTTCTGATGTCAATACAATTGAGTTTAGTTCTGTTTGTTTGCGTGAATACATTAATTCTAGGTTGACCACTGCCGAGTTTACCAAAGCTGTTCGCAATCTGGTTTGTTTGATGGAATGTTATCCAAAAGCTGGTTCTCGTTATAGTCGCAGTGAAGTATATGTTCCCAATTCAGAACAACTTAGTAATACGCCGATGAACGAAGCGTTTGTTGCTCTGGAACCAATCACAAAACAGTTTCAGAAAACTCACAATATTGATATTGTGAATACCGTTTTGTTGCATGATGGTGATGCCGACTTTACTCGCACATATAGAACCGAAAAAACTGATACTCACCCACATGGGTTTACCTATTTCAAAGTTTACGATAAGAATAATTTTATCGTTGATGAGAAAATGAAAAAAGAATATCCAATTAAAAGTGAACTCGATATTCAAAAAATTGTGATGCAAATTTATACTGCTCGTACCAATTCTAAGATTTTTGGTTTCTATATTGAAAGTTCTTCTAGTGTTGGTTATCTAAAGAATACTATTCGTGATTTCTATGTTGATGAAAAAGGCCTTGGTTATGGTGAACATAATATGTCACCAAAATTCAAATCTAATCGCTGGGGAATGGAAGAAGAACTCAAAGTGATGGCTCAGAAATTTAAGAAAGATAAATTGATGGTGTCTCACAAAAAAGGTTACAATAAATTCTTCCTCATTCTTGGTGGTAAAGACCTTGAAATTGATGATGATGATTTTACATATGAAGGCAAAGTGACAAGTAACCGCCTTGCTCGTGAGTTTATGAAATACAACCAAAAACGGCAACTCAACCGTGTACTGGTCAATAAATTCATTGAAGGCATTGCCTCCTAGAGTGTTGTTTTTATGCAACAGTGCTGGTTGACAAACCATCCAGCTTCCTTTATAATGGTATTATATTAATCGTGATGGAGTTTTTATATTATGTCTAAGCGTGCCGATAATCGTAGCAAATTTATCTCCGCAATTGCTTCTCTTGGTAAAGCCGAAATTACCACACAAGAAATTAAAGATGTATGTAATGAAATTGACGTATCGTTTCCTTATTGGTTCACCAATGACGATGCTAACCGAATTAAACGTGGCACTTTCAAAGTTCCTGGTGCCGCTATCAATATGCAAGCTCAGGTAATTCCAATGACAAAACCTGTTGAGACTTCTGGTCACCGAATTTCAAATGTCACTACCGACCTTGAGATCGAAAATCTGGTACCTAAACAATATGCAAACTATGTTCCGTTCGGTAACTTTGATGATGTACTCTCTATTGTACAATCGATGCGATTTTTCCCTGTGTTCATTACTGGTCAATCTGGCAACGGCAAGACCATGTCAATTGAACAGGCTTGTGCCAAGGCAAAACGTAAATTCGTTTGCGTATCTATGACACCTGATACAGACGAAGGCGACTTGCTTGGTAACTATGTTCTGATTAATGGTCAAATGGAATGGCGT